TGTCATCGCTCTGACAGAAATCTGTCACGCACCCTCGATTTCCCGGGAAACACAAACCTTCGAAGCAACGCACGCGCGCAGGCAGGCATGCACTCGCGCCTGCGCGTGTGAGGGCAAGGGTCGAGAGTGCCAGTCGCGACACCAGAGGACGCTTGTAAGAAAAACGCGCGCTTTTTCTTACAAGCAAGGTCGATGCATGCAGAACCTCGAAGGTGCTGCAACATCGAAGTCTCTCGCCCCAGTCATATCGAAAACAAAGCGCGAAACGTCGACTTTTCGATATGCGTTGGGAACTTTACGTCGCCACCTCGACGCCTGAGAATGCATATGGCGACCCACCCCCGGGGAGTGTCGGTTTTTTCGGGGGTTTCAAACGCAAGCCCCACGCTGCGCGACAGCGTGAACGCCCGCAGAATTTTGGGGTAGGGGTTTCGAGGCCAAAAACAGGCAAAATGGGACGACACCCGACTCCGACGTCGCTCAAGGTTCTTCGCGGCAACCCGGGCCAGCGCCCGCTGAACGCCGACGAGCCGCAGCCGCCGCCCGCTGACCCCAACCCGCCGGCTGGCCTTGCCGGAATCGCGCTCGACAAGTGGGACGAGATGGTCGACCTGCTCTCGAAGATGGGCGTGTTCACGCAGGCTGATCGGCAGCCGCTTCAACGCTACTGCCTGATGTACGAGCAGTGGCTCGCGCTCGAAGCGCACTGCAAGGAACATGGTTGGACGCAGGTGACACAGACTGGCTACAGCCAGATCACCGCGGAGGCCACGCTGATCAAATCTCTTCGGGCCGACATGCTCGCGATCGAGCGACAGTTCGGCATGACACCCGCCGCACGCTCCTCGATCAAGGCTCCCGGTGCCTCTGCCCCCGAAAATCCTCTTGCCGCGTATATCTCGCGACGAGGCGGTTGAACAAGGCGAGCCGTTCTACTTCGACGAGACCAAGGCCGCGCACGCGGTCGGGTTCTTCGAGAAGTTTCTGATCCACTCGAAGGGTCGCTTCGCCGGCAAGCCGTTCACGCTGCTGCCGTGGCAGAAGCATGACGTCATCGAGGAACTCTTCGGGTGGATGCGAACTGACTCCGACACGCGAAAGTATCGTGTCGGGTACATCGAGGTGCCGAAGAAAAACGGCAAGTCGACCCTCCTCTCCGGCATCGGCCTCTACATGCTCGTCGCAGACGGCGAGCCATCGGCCGAGTGCTTCGGTGCTGCAAACTCGCGAGATCAGGCGAGCATCGTCTACAAGCAAATGAAGGAGTTGGTACAGGCGAGCCCGTACCTGTCGTCGATGCTGGAGATCGTCGACTCTCGCAAGACGATCGCCTGCGTCCCGACAAACTCTTTCTGGCGGGTGATCTCGTCGGACGCCGGCCGTCAGGAAGGCTTGAACATCCACTCGCTCTGTTATGACGAGATACATCAGAGCCGCGACCGGGCCCTATGGGACGCCGTCCGCTACGGTTCGATTTCTCGAAGTCAGGGCCTCGTGCTCGCCATTACAACAGCCGGCATCGACCGAGACTCGATCGGCTACGAACTGCATGATCAGGCGATCAAGGTCATGGAAGACCCGTCGTACGACTCGCAGTTTTTCGCATACGTCCGCGCGGCCTCCCCGGACGACGACTACAGGAGTCCGAGCGTCTGGCGTGCCGCGAATCCGTCGTTCGGTGTCACGATGGACGAGGAGACTTTCAAAGCCGACGTGCTGGAAGCCGAGCGGTCTGGCGGCTCGAAACTCGCCGGCTTCTTGAGATACCGCCTCAACGTCTGGGTGCACGGCGAAAACAAGTTCGTGAACTTGACCCAGTGGGAGAAGTGCAAGGGCAAGTCGGGACACCTCGACAAGTCTCGCGTCTGGTACTGCGGGCTCGACCTCGCCCAGACATGGGACGTCAACGCGTTGGTGGCGGTCTCGAAGGCCCACGACGACGTCTACGACTGCCTGTTCAAGTTCTGGATACCAGCCGACAACGCGCACCAGCGAAAAGAAGAAGTGCCGTACACGGTGTGGGCGAAAGACGCGTCGACAGGCTTGGTGATGACGCCGGGAGATACGTGCGACTACGAGTTCATCAAGCGAGACATCCTCGCGTTCGCGAAGGAGCGTCAGGTCGCGAAGATTCTCTGCGACCCACACAACGCCCATTACCTGACGCAACAACTTCAGGCGGAAGGCCTGACCGTGCTAGGCTTTTCACAGTCGTTCGCCTCGATGAACTCGTCGACGCGTCTGCTCGAAACATTGATCAGTCAGGGCCGGCTGAGGACTCAAGACAACCCGATCATCAACTGGATGGCCGGCAACGCGGTGACGAAGACGTCGGCCGAGGGGTACATCAAGGTCGTGAAGCCATCCAGCACAAGCCCTGCCCGAGTTGACGGCATCGTCGCGCTCGTCATGGCACTTGCCGGGGCCAGCGACGCCGAGGCCGCCGCTAAGACTCCCGAGCCGGAGATTCTCGTGCTATGAGCGAAGAGCGGGTCTTGTCCGACATTGTCTGGACACCGGAACGCGGGCACGCGGAGCCCGAGATTCGCTCCATGTACTGGAACAATCTTCTCTTCGGAGAAGACGGCTTCACTGGCAAGACGCAGACGTCTGCCGACATCCGGATCACGCCGGACACGGCCCTCCAGAGCACTGTCGTGCTCGCCGCGTGTCGCATTCTGGCCGAGACCATCGCGGCCATGCCTCTGCATGTCTATCGCCGCACCAAGGACGGGTACAAGGAACTCGCCTCGGACATTCCTCTGTACAAGGTCTTGTCGTTCGCGCCGAACGAATGGCAGACCAAGTTCGAGTTCTTCGAGCAGATGGTTATGAACCTTACCCTTTGGGGTAATTCTTATAGCCGCATTCGATCGGGAAGGTACGGAGCCGTGTCAGCGCTCGACAACCTTCACCCGTCGAACATGGACGTGGAGCGGCTTGAGAACGGCCGGCTTCGGTATTCGTACATGAATCCCGAGAACGGCCACGCCGAGAAATACACCCAAGACGACATCATGCACGTCCGGTGGACTCCGGAGCCGGACGGCATCAAGGGCATGGTCCCGGTGGAGATCGCCCGCGAGGCGATCGCGCTCGCGAGAGCCTGCGAGATTCACGCCGGCAGGTTCTGGGCGAACTCCGCTCGCCCGGGGATCGTGCTTCAGACGGACAGTTCGCTTTCTCCGGAGGCGGCCGAGCGTCTTCGTGACAACTGGGAGAGGATTCACAGGGGCGTTGACCGAGCGAGCCGAACGGCGATCCTCACTAATGGACTGCGAGTCGAGCAGGTCGGCTTCAATGCGGAGCAGAGTCAGTACGAGTCCACGCGACGCTTCCAGTCCGAGGAGATCGCGAGGGTCTACAGGTTGCCTCTTTCGCTGATTCAGGGCCAGTCGTCCGGCAGCATCGAGGAGAACGGACAAGAGTTCGTCACGTACACGCTCGTGCCGTGGCTGCGTCGAATCGAGAGCGCGATCTCCCGCAGCCTGATCTACAACGACGACGTGTTCTTCGCTGAGTTCGACACTCGCGGCCTGATGCGAGGTAACTCGAACGCGCGTGCCGCGTTTTATTCCACGATGCTCAACCTCGGACTGATGACGCACAACGAGTGCCGCAGGGCCGAGAATCTGCCGCCCATGGGCGAGATCGGCGATCATCATCTGGTCGCGATGAACCTTCAGCCGATCGAGGAGGCACTCAAGCCCAAGGAGCAGCCCGGCGGCATGCCCGGTATGCCCGGACCCCCGCCAGAGGCCGCAGGTGGCGTGCCGAGCCTGCCCGGGGTCAAGACTGGCAAGACTCCGATGGAGTCTGAGCAAGGCGAGCCGTCCGAGAAGAAGGCCGAGCCGCTCGTCGAGTACGCGAAGGGCAAGTTTGGTCGCGTCAAGCATGTGATGGAGCAAGGCACGCTCGATCTAAAGTCGGGCGAGAAGATCGAGGTCGAGCCCGGCAAGCCGCTCGCTCTCGTCGTCGACGAGGAGACGGGTGACGAGGTTGGCATCGAGGCGTCGAAACTCAAGCCGGCGGAGGAGAAGCCAGCGGTCGAGGAGAGCCGAGGGCTCACGCCGCAGAGCGAGGCGCTCTACAAGGCTCAGGAGGAGATCGCGAGGAAGCAAGGCCGGTGGACGCAGGTCGACGCTCACTACTCGCCTCGTTCGCCGTTCGCGAATCGCGGAATGGTGTGCCGCAATTGCGTGTACTACGAGGAAGGCGGCGCGTGCGAGATCGTCAAGGGCGGGATCAATCCGGACGGCATCTGCAAACTGTGGGTGATTCCCTCGGAGAAACTCATCGAGGCGAGGTCTCCGGAAGAAACAGAGCAGCGTGTCTTCGGCGACAACTGCGGGCGAGACGACGGCGGCCGATTCGGGCCGAAGAATCAGTGTCAGGCTGATGGCACAGGCGGCGGCGGTGCCGTTGCCGTTGCCTCCGAGAAGCCACCCTCTGCGACGAAGACACCATCGCGACGCGTCAGCGGCGACGACGTCGAGAAACTGCTCGACAAAATCTCGCAGAACCCAGATGGCTTCACGCTTGACCCGAGTTCCGCCGAGTCGCCGTCGGACGGAATCATGGTCAGCGAGTTCCAGAACGACAGCAGACGGTCGTTACAGATCAAGGCCAGCGAGATCAGCACGAGAGAAGGACGCGACGCATTCGCGTCGTGGCTCAGCGATAACGAAGACGTGCTCGACAATGCCGATCGGTACGTTGGCGGCTGGCGAGCAGGAGACGATTTCTACATCGACATTGCCACAAGGTTTTCGCCCGACAGGGCCGAGGATGCCCTCGAAACCGGACGCAAGGCCGGGCAACTCGCCGTGTTCAACCTCGGAACTTTCAAGGAGACTTGGGTCCAGTACGAGAGCGGCGACTCGCGGAAGCCGGACAACTGGGACCGCGGTTTCGCTCGCGCGAGGAAAGACGCTCAGGTCAGTCAGGTCTATGGCGACGGCCCTGATCTGCAAGAGGCAGACAACGCTGCCGAGTTGTCAAAGCACGGCAAAAAGACCGTCCGAGCGTATAATCCCGCCGAGGAGAATGAGCATGAGCAGCGATCCGCAGCGGTTCGACGTGCCGATGGCGAAGAGGACGTTGCTGGAGAAGTACCGCGCGATGCGGGCGTACTTCGAGCGAGTGGCGAAGAGTCAGGGCGAGAGCCTCGATCCGAGTTGGTACGAGGACGGCCCGGACCAGATGCCGCAACTCTACAAAGATCAGAAGCCGTCTCCCGAATGATCTCGTCCGCCGAGGCGGCATGCCGCGATCATCTTGGGGGCTACTTCCCTCGCGTCGAGTGCCGTGACATTGGCGATGCTTACGCCGTGTATTCGCCAGACGACGACACGCTCTATGTGTCACCGGAAGCCGGTGAGCCCGATGATTCCGACGGCTGGACTTCGAGCGGCAACCCCCTTCTCCACGAGGCGTGCCACAGGCTTCACTACCAGTCAGACCCTGAGTCATACCGAAAGTCTGAACTGGTGACGTTCTCCGACGAGCAGCGATCTCTCATCGAGTCGCAGGTGTCTCGATACGCAGCCGTCAATGGCCGTGAGTTCATCGCCGAGTACATCGCTGGGCAATTGTCTGGGAAGACGTACTCGCCTGAGATCACGGCGATCGCAAGGTCTGTCTGGCGATGATCTTTCTTGAGAAGAAGTTCTCGTTCGCCGAGTATCGCGGCCTCGTCGAGGCTCGCAACTCAGGCCAATGCACGGACGCAGACCGCCAAGACGGCGGGCGTTTCGGCGACGGGAACGACTGCGGCGCGACGAATGGCGGTGGACAAGACGTCGCCGTGGCCGCGAAGAAAGCCAAAGAGAGAAACGTCGACGTGATGCTCGGCGGCGGCAAGCGGGTCGCCGTGATGGACGAAGAGGCGAGGCAGCGAGCAATCGATGACTTCAAGGAGAACCCCAAGCCGGAGGGCTCTGCGCCCGGGTCGACGACAGACCTGTGGGACAGAGAGTTCATAAGGAGAGCGAAGGGCCGCGTCCAGAAGCCGAAAGACGGCAGCCCTCCGTACGTCAGCGACGGCAAGATTGCTTCAACGGACGACGTGTTCACGCCAGAGGACTTGAGGCAGAACGATCAGTTCGTCGCTCACGAATCAGTCGCGCTGTACTTGTCCAATCGGCACGAAGAGGAGCGAAGGAAGACGGGAGCGTCCGGCCCCGGCTCGATCATCGACACGGCCGCGACCGAGATGCCAGAGCAGCAGATTGCGTATCTCGCCGACTCGCTGACAGAAGACGCGATTCACGCGTACGACGTGCTAGGTGTTGATCCGGGCTTCTACAGCACCGACCTCGAAAGCACGATGCGTCAGATGACGACTCGGCATCCCGAGTTCGAGTCAGACGAAAACTCGCGATTCATTTTCACGACGCTGCTCGCGATCACAAGCAGCGGACAGGGGCCGGACGCAAACCTGCGGGACGCAGACGACCTGTATCGCATGTTCAAGGAACACGGAACCGTGGTTCCTTCGGACTACGGCGGAGGCGCTCGCGATGTCACGACGTCCCTCAAGGTGTTTCAAGGGCTTCTTGATTCATTCGGCAAGGACAGAACGCGTCGCCTGTTGTCTGGATACGCTCCGGCCGGAACGATCGAAAAGACACTGGAGAGGCTCGCCGGCAAATCAAAGGTCGACGAGTGGAGAGCCAAGACTGGCTCCGCGCCGTGGTCTATGCCGGTCGACAAGCAGGGCAAGAAAAAGACGATGACGTCCGGAGAACTCCGTGACGAAGTCGTGCCGGTTGCCGCAATCTTCGGCCCGAAGATCGGCTCATTCTTTGCGAATCTGTCCGGGCGACACGAGTTTCTGACGATGGATCGCTGGCTCATGCGATCGGTCGGGCGAGTGAGCGGCGAACTCATCACGAGATCGACCCCAGAATCTGCAAAGAAGCGAGCCGAAGCGGCCTTGACCGCGCTTGAGGGCAGGTCGTGGAGCAAGGCGTTCCTGTTCGGCGTCGACAAGTCTCACGGCATAACGAAGGCTGATCTGATCAGGTCGCTCAAGATTCAGCAAAGAACAGGAGTGATCGAGGAAAACGGCGCTGCGTTCATCTGGGCGACGGCCGCCGAGCGATCTCACCAGAAGGTGAAAAGGCCGAGCGGTGGCGGGTACGGCGAGCACCCGGACCCGGCTGTCCATTCGATGCATCAGGCTGGCAACTCTCTTTTCAAGAGCCTGATCCTTGAACAGCAAGACCCAAAGACAGACAGGGCGAGGCGAAACATCCGCGAGGTGTTTCGCAGGGTTCAAGACGAGGTCGAGCGACGCACCGGCCGTCGAGCCGACATCGACGAGATACAGGCAGCGTTGTGGCAGTACGAGAAGCGTCTCTGGAAGCACCTCGGCGCGAAGACGAATATCACCGAGAACTCTCTTTTCTCCGCCGCGGCTGAGGGCGTGATTTCCGGAAGGATCAAGAGGGAGAAGCCTTTCCAACCCGCGTCGCGACGAGACGCAGACGGAGGGGTCGACGACTTCGACAACTCGTCTTTCGACGCCGAGCAGGCGGCTTGGGAGTCGAACTTCGACGAACTGGGCGTCGACATGATCGACGTCCTGAAG